TCAAAAAGTATATTGTATCTAACAAAAAATGGTAGTACTTTATTTTCAAACGGAACCGACTTTTCGTCGGTGAGTTTTAATGGTGGTAAATCATTATTAGATGGATATGTATATAAGATGCACGAAGGAAAAGCGTTTTTAGAATATGTAAAATTTAAAGATAGTAATCCATTTGCAGTAATATAAAAAATGAAAGATTTACTTGATTATAAAGAAACGCTTGATGTAAATAACCGCAATATTTATAATTTATTTGAAAAGCATAAACCCGAATCTGGTGTTTTTATCGAAACCGGTTGCCACCTAGGTGGTGGTTTAACTAAAGCGGTTCACTGTGGTTTTACCAAACTTTATTCTTGTGATATCAACATGGAAAGAGTTGAAACATCAATAGAAAAAGTTTCTGAACTTGCTAGATATGGTTCAATAATTGAACCGTATATTTATAATTGTGATTCTAGACTTTTTTTAGCTCAAGTATTGCCACTTATAGAAGAAGATGCATTATTTTGGTTAGATGCTCATGATGAAGGTGGAGGTGTACCTGTTTTAGAAGAATTAACTCAAATAAGAGATATTTTTAAAAGCAAAACAAGTACTATAATGATTGACGATATTCCACTTTATCTTAAACAAGAAGGAATAGAAGAGCTTAAAAAAATTATTAAAGAAATAAACGAGGACTATGAATTTGAAAATCTCACAACTAATGATGGTGGTAATTATGTAATTATAGCTTCAATAGTTGATAAAGAGGAAAAGTAGTTATAATACTGATATGAAAACAGCGTTAGTATGTGGTGCGGGTGGGTTTATTGGTAACCACCTAGTTAACAGATTAAAAAAAGACGGTTATTGGGTAAGAGGTGTGGATCTTAAGTATCCTGAATTTTCACAAACACAAGCAGATGAGTTTATTACAGGTGATCTTACAGGACAGAATTTTGTAGACAGAATAGTTCGTACCGGTGATTATCATTCCAGTGTACCTGTTCAATATCAAGAACAGTTTGATGAAATTTATCAATTAGCTGCTGATATGGGTGGCGCTGGTTATATCTTTACAGGTGATCATGATGCTAATGTCATGAGAAACTCAGCAACTATTAATCTTAACGTTTTAAATTCAGTAAACAAGTTAAATCAGTATGTAAAGATTCCTTGGTTTAATGATTCAAGGGTATATCCTTATGAACAAAAAACGACAAAGATTTTTTATAGTAGTTCTGCTTGTATGTACCCAGAACATAATCAATTAGACCCAGATAACCCAAATTGTGAAGAATCCTCTGCATACCCTGCTAACCCAGATAGTGAGTACGGTTGGGAGAAGTTATTCTCCGAAAGGTTATATCTAGCATATCAAAGAAATTATGGTATTCCTTGTAGAATAGCAAGATTTCATAATATTTACGGTCCTCAAGGAACGTGGCAAGGTGGGAGAGAAAAAGCTCCTGCAGCCATGTGTAGGAAAGTGGCCGAAACTGAAGATGGTGGTAGTATAGACGTTTGGGGTGACGGGACCCAAACACGTTCATTCTTGTATATTGATGAATGTGTGGAAGGAATAAGACGTTTGATGGAATCGGACGTTTCAGAACCGTTAAATCTTGGTTCTGATGAAATGGTAACAATTAATCAGTTAATTGAAACTGCTGAAACAGTTGCAGGTAAGAAATTAACAAGAAATTATATTGATGGCCCTCTAGGAGTAAGGGGTAGAAATAGCGATAACAAATTAATCCAAGAAAAGTTGGGATGGGCCCCGCATTACCCACTACTTAAGGGTATTACCCATACATATGACTGGATATATGATCAAATTAATATCAGCACGTTAAATCGTGAAGCTTGATCATTTTAGTTAATAATCTATCATTGTTTATATGTCTGATAATTCACTGGACTTAGAATACTACGAAAATGTAGTGCTTTACAAGAGTATTACTGATCCTAGATATTTGGGTTCTATTATAGATCACATTCAACCAAGGTATTTTGAAAATAAAAGCTATCGAAGCATTATTTCGATCATAAAAGCTTTTTTTATTAAAAGACAAACTATTCCTAGTGCAACCGAGATAGCATCTTATTGTACCACACCGGAATTGAAGACTGATTTAAAAGATACCTTATTAAAAATCGATCAATTAGATAAAACGTTTAATACTGAAGAGCTTTATGTTAACACCGAAAGGTTTTTAAAAGAAAAGTCGGTATTTCATACAATGTTAGACGTTGCAGATGACTGTGCAAAGGGTAAAGTAGAACCAACAGTAATATTTGATAAGTTTGAAAAGTGTTGTGGTATAAATCTATCGGTAGATATTGGTTTTGACTTGTTAGTTGATCACGAAAAGTTAATAGAAAACTTACAAATAGAAGAACCTACTATTCCTTCAGGTTGGACGTGGGTAGATGAAATGTTAGATGGTGGTTTCTTAGAAAACGGAAGATCAATTTATGTGTTTGCTGGTGAAACTAACGTTGGTAAGTCTATATTTTTAGGAAACATAGCCGTTAATATGGCTAAACAAGGAAAAACGGTATTAGTGGTATCTCTTGAAATGAGTGAGCTCATGTATGCTAAGAGATTAGCAGGTAATTTAACTGGAATTGAAATAAACAGCTTAAGACATGAAATACCAGAGTTAAGACATAAGATAGAAAAAGAAATAACCGATAACCCTAAAGGTAAACTACTAATTAAAGAGTTTCCACCAAGTACTATTACATCAAATCAGTTGGGTGCATTTATGAAGAAGATAGAACAGAAGGGTATTAAGATTGATGCCTTGGTTCTTGACTATATTAACTTGATGCATTCACCTATAGGTAATAATAGTTATGAAAGAGTAAAATATGCAACAGAACAAGTAAGAGCATTATCATACCAACATAATTGTCCTATAATAACTGCAACTCAGTTAAATAGAACTGGTTACGATACTCAAGACCCTGGATTAGATACAATTGGTGAAAGTATGGGGTTAGCTATGACAGCAGATGCAATATTTTCCATATTTCAAAACGAAGAAGATAGAGGGTTAGATCAAATACGGTTGGGGGTTATGAAGAATCGTTTTGGTCCTAACTTTGGTCAGACGGAAATGAGTATACATTACCCTACTTTAACTATTTCCGACGGTGAAGGTGCTGAAGATATGGGTAACGCTGCAGCTAACGTCATGGGTGCTATAGAAGCATTAGCTAATGGTTGAGTATCTTCATGAAAATCATAATTATCTAAATGAACGGTAAAGATTACGTATTTACTGATTCGGATTTAGACGGTGTTGGTAGTTTATTAGTGATAAAATGGTTGTTGGGAAAGGAAACACTTTTCAAAACTACCACGCATAAGCATTTTAGAGAAGATTTTGTAAACTTTCTCACTAGAAATAAAATTTCCGAATATGATACGATCTATATATGTGATTTAAATGTTAGCGAACACGGAGATTTACTTAATTATAAAAATATTGTTGTTATTGACCATCATAATGGTAAAAATAATTACGATGAGTTTACAAAGCCTACTTTAATATTAGATAGTGATTATTCTTCTACTACAAAATTAGTATTAAAGTATCTTATTGATAATGTTCCAAATTCAGCTACAAAATTAAATGGACCTAAAGCTAAATTAATAGAATTTATTGACGATTACGACTGTTATCGTTTAGCTCATAGAGAAAGCCTCGGTGTAAATTTCGTTTTATGGAGCTATACAGGTGCAAGAGTAGATAAATTCATAGATGAATTTTATAACGGGTTTACCGAATTTACATTACACCAAAAAAATATGATTTCGTTAGCTAATAAGAAGATTAAAGATCATTTAGTTAACGGTGAAGCTTTTTCATATAAAACAAAAATAGATAATAAAGAATATAAACTCATTTCCACGGTTTGTTCCTATCACATTAATGAAATAGCATCGGGGATATTAAAAAAGTATGACGCGGACATATCTTTCGTAATAAATACAAAGTCAGGAAGTGTAAGCATTAGAAAACGTAGCGGGGTACCTGTTAACTTAAACAAACTCGCTGGTAAATTGATAGATGGTGGTGGTCATACCGATTCAGCAGGCGGAAAACTAACAGAAACATTTTTAAAGTATACAAAACTATTTGATCTTGAATCATGAAATACGAAAACCATAATCCAGTAGAGCATACACACAATAAAGAAACAGCTCATGCATTTATGGGGTTTTGTTCCTTTATTTCTATTCTTAATAATAAGAAAGTAAACCTTCCTAATATTTTTATTTTACTTTTAAAGGATAAGAAGCTTAGAAACCTTTTTAAAGAACAGATTGATATAGATACTGACTTTGAAATGGTAAAATTATTTTTATTTTATGATCCTTCCTTGCATAAAAGCAAATATATCATGAAGTATATTAACAGCAGCAAAAATAAATTGATTCATTAGTGGAGTTATCTATAATAAGTTAGTGACTGACTTTGAAAAGCTAATTTACAATACTCATCTAAAGGTTAGTAGGGTAATTAATAATAAACCCTACAAATTTAGAAACAATTTTGATAATTTAGACGATAATAAAAGATTTCTTTGCAAAAAATTAGCTCACTTCTTTTCTAAGCATAAAAATATCAATATTGATAGATTTTTTAATGCACCATATAAGATTTATCAAGATAAACCTAATTTAGATTTAAAATTTTATACTTCCCTTAAGGCATGTAAGCTTTATTTTGATTATGTTAATAGTTTGAATAGAGCTGAAGTTAATTCTAAAGAAAATAAGGAATTTTTTCTTAATTCTGGATTGTTTATTACAAAATACTGCAGTAAACAAAAAATAAAATGGGACGACTATATTAATCATAAAGAAAACAAAACCGATACCTTAAATTCGTTTTTTTCTCATATTAAATCAGGGGATGTATCCGTTTATATGCTTTTTACCTTTCAAGATTTTTCAAAAGAGTTTAAAAAGGCAGATAGAGAAGTGGTAAACATGATGTTAAAAGATGTTATTGACGATATAAGCGTTTATCGCGTAAAATTCTACAATATGAACTCTGATTTAAAAGAATATTTTAATAAAATAGTAAGATTATGCAAACAAAAAGTGGAAACTTTAGTAGATTAATATATAATTGTGTGAGTGGCAATTGGAATTGCCATAACGAATAATAAGAATAATAACTAAGAAGAAAAAATAATAATTATGGCAGATATAAAGAAACTATTCGAAAGTATTAAGGCTGAAATGACAAAAGATTCAGGTCAATCTAATCGTTCTCAGTTCTTAAGGACAGAAGTTGGTAATACTTATACGGTGCGTTTATTACCTAATGTAAAGGATGCAAATAAAACGTTCTTTCATTATTATACGCACGGGTGGACATCGTTTGCTACCGGTCAATACATTAATCAGATAAGCCCACAAACGTGGGGTGAGCGTGATCCAATTGGTGAAGCTCGATATCGTATTACTAAGACTGGTACCGAAGAAGAAAAGGAAAAGGCTAAAGCAATTATGCGTCGTGAAAACTGGATGGTAAACGTTTATGTTATAAACGACCCGGTCAATCCAGATAATAATGGTACGACTAAGTTGTTGCGATTTGGTCGACAGCTTCATAAGGTAATTATGGAAGCTATGCAAGGAGATGAGGCTGATGAATTGGGTCCTCGTATCTTTGATCTAAGTGATAGTGGGTGTGATTTTCGTATTAAGGTTGAGAAGCAAGGCGACTTTCCGACATACGTATCATCCAAGTTTGGTATGCCGAAAGCAATTGAAGGCATGGACGACGGGAAGGCAAAAGAAGTGTATGACAGCATTACTGATCTTGAGACCGTCTTTACTGTAAAAAGTTTTGACGAGCTTAAAGATATGTTGAACGAGCATTTTTATTGCCTAAGTACTGATGAAGTTGCGAACGTCTCGACTAGTACAACTATTATCGAGAACAAACCAACCGAGACTTCAACGACTAAAGAAACAAGTGAGCCAGTATCAAGCACGACGAACAATGACGAAAGCGACGATGATGATATTGCTAACTTGCTCAATAGTCTAGAAGACATCAAGTAATGGAGCAAGGACCTAAATTACCACCAGGTGAACCGACTAACGCTGACGTAAATGTCCCTCCGGTTAATCATAGTGCTGGTTTAGATCCAAGTTTAGATCCGGGGGCGGGTGCGCCGCCCTCGGACGATCCATATGGTGATGCATTAGCCATTAGAGGTCTTTTTTCAGCTCTCAACAGTGATATGGTTCAAATGAATGAGCATGTTGTTGGTGAAGCTTCAGGTCTTAAAAGACAATCAGTAAATAAAGCAAGAATGGATGCGGACATTCTTAATTTAATGGGAAGAAAACCTAACCAGGCCCCACCGCAACAATTTCCTCAACAACCGGTACCACAACCGGTACAAGATAACTTTCCTCAACAGCCTCCAACACCCCAACAACAAGAACCATCTCAAGAAAACTATTACGATCCTAATCAATTAGAATTAAACTTTGATAATTCTGCAACCGCAAAGGGTATTGATGAAAAACTTTTTAACTTAGAAGAAAAAGTAAGAAGCAATAATCTTTTATTAAAAAAGATTTTAAAGTTATTAGAATCAGACACTAAAAAAAAG